ATCGATTAAAGGGCTTGGCTAGCGGTGACGCGGCGATCTACGACAGTCGCGGCCAATCTGTCTGGCTGACCGCCGAAGGTATTGTGGTGAATGGCGCCGGTTTGCCGCTGACGGTGAATAACACGCCGACGGTGACCGTAAACGCTTCGAGTAAGGTCACGCTGAACACCCCTGAGTTAGATGTATCTGGCGCCATCAAGGCCGGGGCGACTATCTCGGCCGCTGGCGATATTACCGACAACAGCGTGAGCAACAGTAAAACGATGGCTCAGATGCGATCAATCTACGACGGCCACAACCACCCTGTAACCGGGGTTCAAAGTGGATCTTCAGCGGTGACCTCTGGCTCACCCAACCAACAAGAATAACTCAACCCGCTTCGGCGGGTTTTTTTATACCCGGAGAGGTAATGGCCGATATCACGACCGTATGGGACGCCGTCAATTTTCGCGGTGACTGGGCGCAGGCGGGCGCAGTCCTACTTGCTGGATCGGATTTGGATACCGCGATCGCGCTCAGTCTGTTTCTCGATCGCCAGGCGGAATCGGGTGACGCCATCCCGGACGGATCCGCCAATCTGCGCGGCTGGTGGGGGAATCCCAACCTGGGGAGCCGCCTCTGGTTGCTGCGCCGCGCGAAACAGACCGATGAAACGCTGCGCCTAGCCTACGACTATATCGCCGAAGCATTGCAATGGCTGCTTGAGGATGGCGTCGTTGGCCGGTTCGATATCAATGTTCAGTGGGTCCGCTCTGGTGTTCTGGGCGCACTGATCGTCGCCTATCTGCCAGACGGCACGGTGACAAAACATCGCTTTGCCTGGGCTTGGGAAGGAATTAGCTGATGCCATTTCAACGACCGGCACTCTCTGATTTACGCAAAGAAGTTGCTGCCGATATTTCCGCTGCATTACCTGGCGCTGATGCGCTACTGCGCTACAGCAACTTAGGCATCATGGGTGACGTGCAGGCTGGCCTGGCCCACTTGCATTATGGCTATCTCGATTGGATCTCCCAGCAATCTGTGCCGTGGAGCGCTACCGACGAATATCTCGCGGCTTGGGCTTCCATGCGCAAGGTCTACCGTAAAGCGGCCCAGGCATGGGTAGGGACGGCAAGCTGGAATGGGGCCGCAACAAAAGACTTGAGTGCTGGCGTGACGGTGTCGCGCGGCGACGGGGTCATGTACACCACGACATCCAGCGGCACCGTTGGCGCCAATGGGATCGTCACGGTTTCCATCCAATGTAACGATCCTGGCGCTGCGGGAACGTGTGCGCCCGGTACTGTGCTGACACTTGGCCAATCCATTTCCGGTATTTCCTCGAATGGCTCGGCAGCCTCGACCACGACGGTTGGGGTTGATGTTGAGAGCGTCGACGACTTCCGTGCACGCATGTTGGCGGCCTATCAAAGCCAGCCGCAAGGTGGCGCGCAAGATGACTATGTGAGTTGGGCGATGGCGGTTCCAGGCGTGACGCGCGCCTGGGAGGCTCCGAATGGGTTTGGGCCTGGCACGGTGGTTCTGTACACCATGTTCGATAACGCTGAAGCCACTTATAACGGTTTTCCGCAGGGAACTAACGGCGTCAGTCAAAACGATCCAGGCCCAGGCGGCGTACCGCGCGGAGTTGTGGCGACTGGCGACCAACTAACGGTCGCAAATGCGCTCGTCACTCAGCAGCCGGTGACTTCATTACTGTATAGCTGCGCGCCGCTGGCCAATACCGTGAATTTCGTAATGTCAGGGCTCTCGTCGTCGTCCGCTTCGGTGCGCAGCGCCATTGCGGCGGCAATCAGCGACGTTTTCTTCCGCAACGGCGCACCCGGCGGCACGCTGGTCAATGGCAAGACTGCCCAGCCGGTAGATCTTTCCGACATCAATAGCGCAATCGCCGCAGTCTCGGGTACCGAAGGTTTCGTCATTACGTCCCCAACCGGAAACATCAGTTCCGCTACTGGCTATCTTCCGGTATTGGGTACGGTCACCTACGTCTGAGGGATAAATGGCTTACTCGCAAGATGATTTTGCTGGCGCGCTACGCTCGCTGGCGCCCCCGGGTTTGGCATGGCGCGCGGAGCCATCTTCCACTCAATCGCAGGTCATGGCCGGTTTGGCAGCGGTCTATGCGCGCAATTCAGAGCGCGCGGAGTATCTACTGCAAGACGCCTTTCCCGCCACGGCGCTTGAGCTGCTCCCGGATTGGGAGACGTCCCTTGGCTTGCCTGACGCTGTGCTCGGGCAGCTTCCGACCATTCAGCAGCGCCGCGCGGCGGTGCAAACCCGCCTAGCTTCAGCCGGCGGCCAGTCCGCCCCTTATTTCACCGCCGTCGCCGCTAGTCTCGGCTACACGATATCCATTACCCATTTTTCGCCG